CGCGCCGTGACGCGGGAAGTCAAGAAAGGTGGACTGCAGCGCACGGTCGATGCTTGGTCCCGGCCAATGCCAAAGCCGAGCTTGAGTCCGTCCCAGGCGGCCTACGCGAAATACGTCGACGGCCTGACCAACGCCTACAAGGCCAAGAGTGCGTAACCCAAACATCAATCAACAGCGAAAGGAGGCATGACATGCCTGCTGTTCAAACCACTTATAGCGCAACGCTCCAGCCTGGTCTGGAAGGCCAGGTCGCCAGCATGCTTGACGATGATGATATCGAGACGCGGCTGTGCGAAACCGCAGCGGGCATCGCTTTCGGGCGAGCGGTGTCGGAAGGCACCAATGCGCGCGGCGCCGTGCTTGGCGGAGCCACAAAATTCATCGGTATTACGTGCATCGACACCACCCTAATCATCAAAGCCGGCCAGACCGTCGATCTGTATCAGCAGCGCGACAGCATGGCGGTGTTGAATGAGGGCGATATCTGGGTCCGTCCGGTTGCGGCTGTAACGCACGGATTGGCGGCGACCTACGACAGCACAACCGGGCAGCTCAATCCGGCTACCGCCGGTGTCGCGATTCCGGCCTCGCGCTACATCACGTCGGCAAGCGCCGGCCAGCTCGCGCTGTTGCGCCTGACCGCAACCGCTCCGGGTGCGTAACCCAGCAAAGATGGAGACACCAACATGAGTTACCAATTCGGCGACGCTGCGCAGCAGGCACTCAGTTTTGTGATGCAGCAGGCGCAGTACATCGAACCTCAAGTTTATGAGATTGCCTACGCCGAGATCCAATACCCGAATCTCGTGCCGATCGACTCGTCAGGTAACGAGTGGATGAAATCGATCGCGTTCTTGTCGCTCGACAAGGTTGGTCAGGCAAACTGGTTCAATCATCTTGCGGCGGACGTTCCGTTCGCGGATGTCATGCTGAGCAAATTTGAGCAAGGCATCGAAATGGCCGCGATCGGCTATTACTGGACCTTGGAGGAAACGGGTCAGGAGGCGATGATTTCCGGCCCGACCATCAACAGAGTCATGGAACGCGCTAAGGCTGCGCGGCGAGCCTCCGAGGAAATGATCGATCGCATCGCGTTCTTCGGCGATACCACCAAGGGCTGGACCGGCCTTACCAACGACCCGAACGTCACGATCACCGGCGCGCCGGCAGACGGCACCGGCTCGTCGGCCTTATGGTCGACCAAAACAGCCAACCAGATGGCGCGCGACATCGGCCTGATCCTGTCGGGGGTTTATACCAACTCACTGACAACGGAAATTGCGGACACGCTGCTGCTGCCGCCGGATCGGTTTACAGCGTTGGCACAATCGCTGGTCACCAACACGGCTGTGACTGGACTCAATCTCGTCCAGACCGGCAATGCTTATACCGCGTTGACCGGCAATCCGCTCACGATCCGCACGGTGCGCGGACTTGAGACGGCGGGTGCTGGCGGTGTTGCCCGTGCCATCGCCTATCGGCGCGCTCCGGAAATTCTCAAACTGCATCTGCCGATGCCGTTCAACTTCCGCTCGCCGATGCAGGTCACGGCTCTCCGCTTCGACGTTCCGGGCATTTTCCGCACCGGCGGCGTCGAGGTGCGGCGGCCGAAGAGTATGCAATACCTTGATGGCATTTGAGGAGAACATCCATGACCGAGCACAAGGAAGTTGCGAAGCAGACGATCAAAGTCAAGAACACCGGCAAGGCCCCGCATGTCCTGCATGCCGCCAGCGGTGAGGCAAAGGTAATCGGCCCTGGCCAAGAGGCCGAGGTCGAGGTTGCGGAGCCGCAGGCCAAGATACTGCAGGAGGCTTCCAAGCGCGGTAGCCATCTCACGGTATCGGGGCACGAGCCCGAGAAGGAAGAGCCGTCCGAGGTCGAGGCCGCGACGCCCGAAGAGCAGAAGTCGCGCCATGCATTGGCCGAGAAGGAAACCGAGCTGATGCAGGCCGGCCAGGAGGCCGGCAAGGACGCGCGCGAAAAGATGGCCAAGAAAGACTGGCAGAAGCTCGCCGCCGAGACCGGCATCGGCATCATGGGCCGCGGCGGCGTCGATGCGCTCGAGACGGTTGCCGAGGCACCGGACGCACCAGCCAAGAAGAAGTAAGCGCCTGCGTTTCGTTTGGGGTGCCAGCGCTCGCCCCCTCTTTCTCTATTCCCAGCAGCATCATAGGAGGCCAGCGTCATGGCAAACGCAGTTTATCCGCTATTCAAACAGTCGCTTCTGACCGAAGCCGACGCCAACAAGTCGCTCAATCAAACCGGCAGCAACGCGCCTTATGCAAGTTTGATCACGACCTCGAGCGGGTACGTGTATTCGGCGGCGCACCAGTTCTACTCGTCCTTGTCCAACATCGTCGGTACGCCGCAGCCGATTACCACGCCGACGGTGGTCAACGGCACGTTCGCGGGCGACAACGTGACCTTCACGGCGGTCTCGGGCACGGTGGTGGGCGCGATCGTGATCTATCGGCAAAACGCCGGCGCCAATACCACCTGGCGTCTGGTGCTGTTCGAGGATACATCGGTGACGGGCCTGCCGGTCACGCCAAACGGCGGCAACATCGTGATCACCTGGAACGCGTCCGGAATCTTCACCCTGTCCGATGCCGCAGCGAAGCAAGATATCATTCGCATCGGCGAGCTGCCGGACGGATTGCCGCTCTACAAATACCGCTACCGGCATTCGGGCGAGGTGTCGGTCGGCGTGCTGGCGCACGAGGCCGCCAAAAATCATCCCAAGGCAGTCGGCCGCCGTGGTCGCTTCCAGGCTGTGAACTATCCGATGCTGATGGAGGCTGCCCTTGCCGGTTGATCCCCTCAAAAACCTCCCCGGACAGGAAAAGCATCTGTTCGACATGTTCACCGCTATGGCGGTCGGCGTGGATTTGGATGCGGTGATGGGGGCGGCGATCAACATCCTGATCAATGCCATCCGACAGAACTATCCGCTGAGAGACGGGGCCGAGCAGAAATTCAACGAGCTGTTCGGCCGCGGCAAACAGCTCCTCCTTGCCAATCACTATGACAGCGTCACCGGCCGGCGTCGCTCGGTGATCCCGCACGATCAAATTATCCGCATGCCCTACGTCATGGACCCTGACGAGACCCGGAAACAGAACGGCCGGTGATAAAATAAATGGCATTCGCCGTGGCTGATCGTGTACTTGAGTCGGTGGCCTCGTTCGGAGGCGGGACCGGTGTGGTCACACTTCCCGCCGTTGCGGCTCCCGGTGCGTTTCAGTCATTTCTATCTGGGTGGGGCTCGAGTGGAAGCGGTTGGTATGCTCTCGTTAATGGCGTTTCCGGTCAGTGGGAGACTGGTCTCGGGACGTTGAATGCAGCCGGTACCGTTCTTACCAGGACGACACCTTTCAACGGCTCGAGCGGGGTTGGTGTCGCGGTGAACTTCACAACTGGTCCGTTGGATTGTTTCGGCACCCTGCCAGCAAATGAAATCACGCAATTGCAATCTGATATTGCCGCGCGGGTGCGCTACGATGCGGTGCAATCGCTGACGAGCGCGCAGCAAGTCCAGGCCCGGCAGAACATCTACGCTGCCCCGCTCGACGCCTTGGCATTCAGCGGCATTCAAATCAATGGTGCTTTCGAAATCAGCCAGGAGCTCGGCGGCGCCGGTAGAGCGACGCCCGGCTATATCTGCGACGGATGGATGCTATCTTTTAGCGGCTCCATGGCGCTGCGCGGTACATTGTTTGCGAACGGCGCCATCGCTGGCCTGCCGGGCTCGATCGCCGCCACCGTAGTTACGGCGCAGGGCGCGCTCGCTGTCAACGACTACGCCACGGTTTTTCAGAGGATCGAGGGATACCGGTTTGCTCGCCTGGCATTCGGTACGGCAAATGCGCAACCGATTTCGATCGGGTTTTGGACCGCTCATCATCGCACTGGCGTCTACGGCGGCGTCCTCCGCAACATCGCGGCCAATCGCACTTGTCCTTTCAGCTACACGCAAAATGCAAGCGACACCTATCAATACAATATCGTCACTTTCCCCGGCGACACCGCCGGTACATGGAATATCGATAACAGCATTGCAGCCGAGATGTATTTCACGATAGCTGCCGGCTCCAATCAGCAGGCGCCGTCAGCCGGCGCGTGGCTGGCGGGCGGTTGGGTGACCGGACCCGGACAAGTCAATGCCGTTGCCGCGATATCGGACGTCTTCCGACTGGCCGGCGTCATCATAGTTCCAGGTAATCAGGCGCCGCTGATTACCTCGCCAGCGGTGATGCGGACTTTTGATTATGAGCTCCCGCTGTGTCAGCGTTACTACCGGAAAAGCTATCCCTACGCGACGGCGCTCTCGGCCACCGGAGCCGCCTCCTGTCCGAATTACTTTGTCATCGTTCCATCAGTGACCGGCGCCAAACAGTTTTTGCAAGCCATCAACCTGATGCCTTCCATGCGAGCGGCTCCAAGCGTTGCTTTTTACTCATCAAACAGCGGATCAGGCGGAACAGTTTATGATGCAGGCAGCGGAACTGACGTGGCCGCGAGTGCCATCAACATCTCGGAAAAAGTTTTCACCTTGAATACGAGCAGCGCCGCCTCATCCGGTACTTCCTTAAACATCCAGTATCATTGGACAGCGGACGCGAGGCTGTGATGGCAGACTACAGGCTAACGGCGACCGATATCGTCATCCGCAGCGCGGACAACGCCAACATTCCGGCTGATCCAATCAATAGTGACCGCATGGAATACGAAACGTGGCTCGCTGATGGCGGCGTGCCCGATCCCTACGTGCCGCCCGAGCCGGTGCCGCCGACGCCGACCGGAGAGCAGACGACGCTCTACGACCACGAGAACCGGCTGCGCGCGATCGAGGGCGCGCCGCCGCTGACGCTGGTGGAGTTCTTCCAGAAGACAGGGTCATTTGAATAGATGTTTGGCTTCATCTCAATTTCCGAAGCACCGGTCTCAGCTATCAGGGCCGATCAGAAGCTCATCCCTGCGCTTTACGTGGAGGTGGATGCTTTCTTTGGCCCGGTCTTTGCCGGGAGCGTTGTGCTGCAGCCTCCCCTATTTGTAGCTGACGATAATATCGCGCCCCCCGGCATTCTTCTCACAAGTCAGTTCATCGCCCCTGTCCTTGTTCTGGACCCAGCGGAAACGATCCACTCGGCTGGCGTTGCCATGGGCGGCTCATTGCTGCCGATCCCGTGGGTCGAAACCGACGTGTTTTTCGTCCCGCACATGGTTGTTGGCGCGGTCTCACTGCAGCCTGCCGCGCTACAGGACGGCGATGCCGTCCACCTTGCGGGCATTGGCAGCAGTTCAAAACTTGCCTCATCGCTGCTCGTCGACAGCGACAGCATCCATGCGGCGATCGCGGCTGTCGGTGCTGCAACTATTGCGCCAGTAGTTTTTTCAGACACCGATCTGCTTTATGTTTCGGCGCTCGTGCCGGGCGGCGTTGGTTTGTCGGCCGGGCATGTGGATGACAGCGAATCTTTCATGGTCTCGACGGTTGCGCCGCAGGCCGCGTTTCTTCAACCGCATGCCTATCAAGACGTCGGCGACATTCCCGCGCCAGGGCTCATCCAGGGAATTGGACTCGATACCCTGCGGCCAGCTTGGCTGTTCGACATCGACAAAATCTCGCGGCCAACAGTCACGGGGG